GCTGGTGTCTTCGGAGACCCTGCCAGCTTTCCCGGCATCCTTGGAAACATGTCTGGCGCGACCCGCATCCTGAAGACCGAGGGCCAGATCAACAACAAGTTCATCGGGGACTTCTACGAGATCAAGCAGAAGGTCACGGAGATCGCCACCTCGATGACGGAAGCTGCGAAGATAGGTGACATGGAGACGATCAAGAGGCGCAGCGAACAGATGCCTGCTGCGAAGGGCTTGTACACCGCCTTCAACGCAGCAAACGAGAACTTGTCGAAGCTCAACTCGCAGATCGACATCATTCGCAGGGATCCAAGGATGACCCCCGAGCGGAAGACCGAGCTTCTTGAGCGCCTGACCTCGGCCCGTGGTAAACTGGCCGAGCAGATGGTGAACGCGGCCAACAGAGCGGGGGTGTACAGATGAGTACGACCGAAGAGAAACAGGAGAAGTTCGCCATCGAGATGGCCGCGAGCGCCAGCAAGGGCGCTCTTGTCGAGAAGATCACGTTTGCCGGGATCCCCATCCTATTCTCGTGCGTGGTCTACTTGATGAGCGCCCTGTCCGCAGCGAACAACGAGATCATCCAACTTAAGTCCAAGGTCGCCGTGGTCGTAAACGCGGACAACAAGGCCATCCCTCCGCAGGGGACGACCATCGACATGGCCCAGATCAGGGAACACCTGTCTGACCAGATCGCTAAGGTCGAGAAGGAAAGCGCCTTGGCCCGTGCTGCAATGACCTTGGACCGTGAGCGGTCGATGTCGGCGGTTGAGAAGTCCCGCCTCGACATGGCGGCAGACGCCGCGCAAGCTAGGTCCGCCATACGTTTCGACATGATGAAGCTGGTGGCGGAACTTGATAAGCGAATCACCCTCATCGAAAAGGGGAAGTGATGGTCCGCACCCTCGCCGTCCTCTTGCTCCTGTCCACCCCAGCGATGGCGGTTGAGTGCGGCACGTCGGCTCCTGATTGGACGGGCCGCAGTTGGTTCCGCAACCAAGGATGCTCCGTGGTCAACGGTCCGGTGATCGAGGTCCGCGTCGGCGAAAGCATGTGGCATATCATCGGCAATGTCGGTCGCCACATTTTTCCCGGCATGGTCTGGTCCAACGGCGAGTGGCGTCGTGACGAGAGCCTTGATCGTGTGTTATGGGAGGGCACTGCAAAGCAGACGTCCTCGTCCTGCCGACCGGGGGACAAGCCGTCCAGCGGATGGGACTTCTCAAATGGGTTGAGGATCTGCCTTTACGAGGGGAAGTAAATGGATCCGCTCACACTTCTTGCTGCGGCCAAGGTCAGCTACGAAGCGTTGAAGGCTGGGATTGCTGTCGGCAAGGAATTGCAGTCAATGGCCAAGGACCTTGGGTCCTTGTTCGACAGCGTGGCTGCTATCACCCGTGTTGCTGCCGACCCCAAGAGCAGCTTGATGGCGGGTAAGTCTGCCCAGCAGATCGCCATGGAGGCCTATGCCGCCAAGGCCGAGGCCGACCAGATGATGGAGGGGTTGAAGAACCACTTCATCGGGGAATTTGGAATTGCCGCATGGGATCAGGTACTTGCGGCTACTACACAGATCAAGAAGCAGCAGAAGGCTGATGCTATCCAAGCCGCGAAAGAACAAGAAGAACTGCTGAACTCCATCTTGGTGTGGGGGTCTGCTATTCTCGCGCTCGTTCTGGTTCTTGCCGTAATCCTCCTGATCTTCATAGGCCTCGTTCACCGCTAGGAGCTACAAGTTGGATCTCATCGCCAAGTTCGGCCCCCTGCTAAGTCAGGTTGCCCCGTCCATAGCCACTGCTCTCGGTGGCCCCCTTGCCGGGATCGCCGTCAAGACCCTGTCCAACGCGCTCCTTGGCCATGAGTCAGGGACCGAAGAGGACGTGGCCAATGCCTTGCAGAACGCCAGCCCCGAGCAGCTCTCTGTCATCAAAAAGATCGACGCCGACTTCAAGGTGCGGATGAAGGAACTGGACATCGACCTCGAGCGCATCTCCGCTGGAGATCGCGACAGCGCCCGGCAGATGCAGCGCGAGACCCGGGACTGGACCCCTAAAGTACTGGCCTTCTTCATCACATTCGGGTTCTTCGGGGCGCTCGTTTGGATCCTGATATTTGGGATCCCGAAGACGGGGACCGAGGTCCTTCTGATGATGTTGGGTTCCCTCAGCACCTCATGGACAGGTGTCGTGCAGTTCTATTATGGTTCCAGTGCTGGGTCGAAAGCCAAGACTGATGCCCTCACCGGGAAGGACAAGTGAGATGAAAGAGAACTGGGACGCCTGCTTCGCAATGGTCTTGAAGCACGAGGGTGGTTTTGTGAACCACCCAAAGGACCCGGGCGGCATGACAAATTTGGGAGTTACCCGTACCAACTGGGAACTCTATCTGGATCACGACGTGACCGAAGCGGACATGCGGGCGCTGACGCCAGAGATGGTCAAGCCCTTCTACAAGAAGAACTATTGGGATCGGATCAGGGGCGACGAGTTACCCTCTGGAGTGGACTATGCTGCCTATGATCTGGCAGTGAACTCTGGAACTAGCCGGGCGGCGAAGTACCTCCAGCAGATTGCGGGTGTCACGGTTGACGGGGTCATCGGACCACAGTCCCTGAAGGCCATCCAGAAGTGCGATGCCGAGGACGTCGTGGATGAAGTCTGCAACATGCGGATGGACTTCCTCAAGAACCTTGGCACCTTCGAGACGTTCGGTAAGGGCTGGACCGTTCGCGTCAACGACGTGAAGGCCAAGGCGACGGAGATGGCATGATGGCAAAGGCACCAATCTGGGAGAGACCACGGCCCGCGAAACTTGGATCCTCGAAGAAGCTGTCGTCCAAGCAGAAGACCTCTGCAAAGTCGGCGGCGAAGAAGGCTGGTCGCCCCTACCCAAATCTTGTGGACAACATGATGGCGTCGAAGAGGGGGAAGTGATGGCGAAGTCCCCGGCATGGCAGCGCAAGGAAGGTAAGAGCGACAAGGGCGGGCTCAACGCCAAGGGCCGCGCGTCCTACAATAAAGCGAACCCGGGCAAGCCCGGGCTCAAAGCCCCGCAACCAGAAGGTGGTCCCCGTAAAACCAGCTTCTGTGCCCGCATGACCGGCATGAAGAAGAAGCTGACCTCATCGAAGACCGCCAACGATCCGGACTCCCGCATTAACAAGTCCTTGCGGGCGTGGAAGTGCTAGATCAGCCACTCCTTGTGGCCTTCCTTCAGGACCATGGTGGCGATGTTGATCTTCTCGCGTAGCGCGCGGAGGATCTTCTCGTCCACCGTCCCCTCCGTCACGATGTCGATGTAGGTGACGTTGTTCTTTTGCCCAATGCGATGTGCGCGATCCTCACTTTGCAGGCGAACTTCCAGATCATAGTTGTTTGAGAAGTAGATCACCGTGCTTGCTTCTGTTAGCGTGAGCCCATAGCCGCCGGTCCGTGGTTGGCCAACAAAGAAGCGAAGCGGATGATCGGGATCTTGGAAGTCTTTAACAATCTGCTGACGTTCGTCAGGCGTTGTTTCGCCATAATAGGAACGTACAGACGGGGGGCCATACTCCTTGGCCAACGCACGTTCGATCATCTGGATGTCGTAAGTGTAGTTTGCCCAGATGATGACCTTGCCATCGACTTCTTCGAGGGCTCCGAGAAGCTCGTCAAATTTGTCCGATTTCATCTCGATGACCGTACCATCGTCGGCCTTGAAATATCCCGAGCAAATCTGCTGCAAGCGGATAATCTGCGTCAGCACATTCTGAGCTGTGAGCGTCTTTCCCTCAAGCTCTGCAATCGCGGCCTTCTTGACAGTGGCATAGATGCGAGCCTGTTCATCGGTGAGTTGGACAAGGCGTTTAGTGTACACTTTTTCGGGAAGGTCTAAGCAGTCCTTCTTCAGGATGCGGTAGGAGAACTTGTCGAGGCGCGTCGAAAGCTCGTCAAGGTTCTGATACCCGACCACCTGATTGAAGGAGTGTGTCCCGACACTGCGGCGCAACGTGCGACAGTACCTTCCTTGGAACGAGTAGAAGCTGCCAAAGCCGAGGATCCACTCATCGAGAAATGCGCACTGGGTGTAGAGATCCATCGGGGTCTTGGTGATCGGCGACCCCGTCATGATGCGGCGGTAGGCTGCGGCCTTGCCTGCACGGATGATGTTCTTGGTGCGCTTCGCCTTGCCGTTCTTGATCGTCGTGCTTTCGTCCACGGCCATCAGGACTTTCTTGGCGCGCATGAACTTTAGTGCGAAGGCCAAACCTTTTTCTGTGGAAAACGCCTCGACGTTCATCACCACGATCTTCAGGTCTTCGTCATCCCTCAGGCACTGGTCCAACCGGTCGAGGTTCTTCTTGGATGTCCCGGGATCCCAGACAATCACGTCGTAAATTACGTGTTCTGGCACATGCTTGGGAAGCTCGATGGTCTCCCAGTTTTTGTAGACGCCCTTGGGGGCGACGACGAGGAAGCCGGTGATCTGACCCCGGTCATACAGCATCGAGACGGTGTCGATGAGGATCTTCGACTTGCCTGTTCCCATCTCTGCGAACAGGGCAAACTCCTTGTCACTCCACGACTTTCTCAGCGCGTCCATCTGATGCTGGTACGGCTGCATGCGGAACTTGTAGCGGTCAATGATGTCCATGGTCCGTTGCCCTTTCTGTTTGGCGAGGACAAGATAGACCCATCTGAAATAAATTTGCAAGCCCGCTTGACAGACCCCCGGGGGATGGGCGTAGTTTGTGTCCGTCCAACGGGAGAAAGCCGTGACAGTATACATAACGCAAGAAGTTCCCGGTCGCGATCTGTCCGACGCCTTGGTGTTTGGTGACCTTGATATCCTGCTCCCTGCAAAGGAACAGATCTCGTTGTCCGCCATGCCCACGGTCAGAAGGATGCAGCGCAAGCTGGCTAAGTTCACTTCGGAAGACTACCTCATGCTGTCCGGAGATCCGGTCTGCATCGGGATAGCCTGCTGCCTTGCTGCGCTCGCTAACAACGGGCGGTTCAGGGTGTTGAAGTGGGACAGGATTGAGAGCCGGTACTACCCAATCGAAGTCGATCTTTACCAACGCTAGGAGATAGAAAGTGGACCTAGAAGACATCGCAATGCAGTTGTCCAGCGTGGACAACAACGATCTGAAACAGGTGTCTGGCCTTGTGCGCCAGCAGTTGATTTTGGAACAGCGTGTGGAAGACCTTACTGCCGACCTAAAGAAGGCACAGGCCGACCTCGCACACATCTCTGGGGAGGCCCTGCCCGCAGCACTTGCTGAACACGGCCTCACGGAACTGAAGATGGCTGACGGTTCGAAGGTCACGATTGCTACCGTAATCAGCGCGAACATCACCAAGGACCGCGCGAACGAAGCCCATGATTGGCTCCGTGCAAACGGTCATGCCGACCTCATCAAGAACACGGTGTCCGTGGTCTTCGGTAAGGGCGAAGATGCGAGAGCCGCTGCGTTGATCAGCCAACTGGACTCGAACGGGTGGGATCCCGATCAGAAGGAAGCTGTTCACCCCAGCACGTTGAAGGCTTTCTGCAAGGAGCAGATCGAGCGGGGGTCCGACATCCCCAGCGAACTGTTTGGTATCTACATCGGTCAGAAGACCACGATCAAGAAAGGGAACTAACATGTCCAAGAATGCTGTTGCTGAAGTTAAAGAAAGCTTCGTCCCCGCCCTTGTTACCGAGGACTTCGAAGGCTTTGCCGGGATGGGTCTCGATCAGGTCCGCACCGAGGACATGTCGATCCCCTTCCTGCGCGTCCTCGCCCAGCTTTCACCACAGGTGAACAAGCGTGACGGGGCCTACGTGCAGGGCGCTGAGGCCGGTATGATCTACGACACCGTGGCCAACGAAGTCTTCAACGGTGAAGAGGGTCTTGAGGTTGTGCCGTGCTACTACAGCCGTCGCTATGTCGAGTGGAAGCCCCGTGAAAAGGGTGGCGGGTACGTCAACTCGTACAACGCTGACGACCCCATCGTGAACACCACCTATCGCGATGACCGTGGCAACGACGTGCTGCCCAACGGGAACCTCCTCACCAACACAGCACAGTTCTTTGTGCTGCGCATGGACGCCAGCGGGATCCCGCAACGCTGCCTGCTCACCATGACTTCAACCCAGTTGAAGAAGGCGCGCAAGTGGCTGACGCAGATGCAGTCCCGCACAGCGATGGGCAAGAACGGTTTGTTCACCATGCCCATGATGTCCCAGACCTATCGTCTTCGCACCGTCGAGGAGCGCAACGACAAGGGGTCATGGTTTGGGTGGGAGATCTCGCACGAGCGGTCCCTCAATCTGGCGTATGCGAACGACAAGTCCACGTTTGGGATGGCGATGGAGTTCTCCAAGTCGGTGAAGGCTGGTGAGGTTAAGGTGAAAGAGGAACAGGGTGAGCAGGCTGCTCCTGTGCATGACGACTCCGTCCCGTTCTGATGGCATACCGGGGGACCACAGGTTGGTCCCCCTTTTAATTGGGGCCGTAGAATGGACCTTGCACAAAGATACTTCACCCTGTTTGCTGGGAATAACCGCGCGCATGGAACCTTCAATGTTCAAAATGACAGGCAGCGCGATGGGAAGAAGCAGGGACAGGCGCGCATCCTGCGTGATCCTCCGACCGCGAACCATTGGACCGAGCATCTAAGCGGCGGCACCGGACTTGGCATCATCCCCATCAAGGACAACAACCGTTGTCATTGGGGGGCGATTGATATCGACGTCTACAATCTCGAACACTCCTCCCTGATCCGTCAGGTCGAGAAGCATAGCCTCCCCGGTGTCGTGTGCCGGTCGAAGTCTGGCGGCGCTCACCTGTACTTCTTCTTCAGCGAGGAGATAGCAGCGGCGGACTTGCAGCCAAAGCTCGTCTCACTGGCCGCGCTCCTTGGCTATGCCGGATCAGAGGTGTTCCCCAAGCAGCAAGAGATCCTTGTTGACCGTGGGGATACCGGTAACTTCCTAAACATGCCATACTTCGCTGGCACACGGACCACCCGCTACGGGTACAACGACAAGGGAGAAAGCCTTGGACCTGAAGAGTTTATTGACTTTGCTACTGGGCGTAGCGTTACCCCTGATACCTTTCTTGACTTTGAAACTTCCCCGAAGAAGGCCGAAGAGGTCCTACCCAAGGGTCCGCCGTGTCTCCAGCAGCTTGCCGCACAGGGGTTCGGTGAGGGTGGTCGCAACAATTCCCTCTTCAACCTTGGTGTATACGCACGTATGGCTGCTCCCGACAAATGGGAGGAGCGTGTCCGTCACTACAATCAGACGATGATGATCCCCCCTCTCTTCGACAAGGAGGTGGAGATCATCATCTCCCAGCTTACGAAGAAAGAGTACTTCTACAAGTGCGATGACCAGCCCATCGCCAGCTACTGCAACAAGGAGGTCTGCATCGGACGCAAGTTCGGCATCGGCCCCGGGCAGAAGTCCAATGACCTTGCATCGTTGACCAAGATCAACGGCGATCCCCCGGTCTGGATCATGGACGTGGACGGTAAGCGCGTCGAGCTTGGTACAGAAAGCCTCGTCATGCAGAAGCAGTTCCAGAAGGACTGCCTCAACCAGATCAACCTGTACCCCAAGACCATGAGCGAGAAAGCGTGGTCCGCGCGAATGCAGACGCTGCTTGCTTCGCTCACCATCATCGAGGCTCCCCCTGAGTCCACCGCCATGGGCGAGTTCGAAGAACTCCTCACATCCTTTTGTTGC